CGTTTGTGGCTACTGGTAGGGGGCCTAATTCGTCAACCTACCGCTACACCGTTTCGTCCAGTCACTACATCGACCTCTTGATTAGTCGGCAAATCGGAAAACGGAGTCGGTATACGGTGAGATTCACCGAAACCGAACTCGTTACCGATCCGATTAATTCGGAGCTATCGACGCAGAAAACTGCGACGGTTTACGTTGTTGCGGATGTTGGCGTTCTCGGCACCAGCACGAACTGGGACAAGATGGCACATGCGTTGTCGGTTTTCTTATATAAGCCGACTGACGATACTGCCACCATGACCGACGTTCTGGCTGGTAATACTTAACCGAGAAGGGGTCTCGCAGTTAATGCGAGACCCTTTTTGGGCTCTTTTCTTTACGAAAGGAAGCAGACCGGGATGGATAACCTCTAAACGGAGGTTCCATGAAAAGCCTGCTAGAGATCACCTCACATGTCCTGCAAGATTGCGGGACTTTGTGCGGTGTCAACCCCTGTCGTGATCTCATTGAGATCACAAGGAGAGTCGAAAATGAAGGCGAATCGTTTCTTACGATCACGCTTCCAACCCTCGCTTCCGGGCTTGAGAAAGCCCTCGAGCAAGGATTCTGGTCGTCAACTCTTGCTCCCGCTTTTCACAGCGGACGCAAAGGAAGTCTCCCCCGATTTCTCGGAGGTTTCTTCGACCGGATCTTCGACGAGTTCGGAGTTGTGCGATCTCGGATACCAGTCGATTTGGTTCCCGGAGACATTCGGGAACGATCGCTGGAGAGAAGGACTGAGTGCATTCGTGCCGTACGGCAGATTTGCCGAATGGCGTCGCGACTGTACTTGGTTGCTTCTCCCCGCCGAGTAGCGAAAGCTATTCGTCGGTTCGAGATCGTTGAAGAGGAGATACGTGCCCATGTCCCTACACAAAGTCTCGAGGACACCTTTAACAAGGTGTCTTCGATTGTGTGGAGCGGTATTCTTGGCGGCCCTCACGATTGTGACGGTTACTTTGAATATCGTCCAAGACATGGTGGTGGAACAACCGCAGAGTCCATTGTTGGAAACGATAAGTTTCTGTTTAAGCAATGGCCCGAACGGTTGGAACGCGAGTTTCCGTTTTCAGAATTCGGGGTCTCAAATCCCCTGAACGATGATGCGGAAGCTCGTATTCGTTCCATTTCGTACCCTTCGCCCCGGGAGGAGACAGCCGTTAAGGTTGTCCCCGTCCCTAAGACTGCTAAGACAC